GGCTTGTTCTATAAAATCCCCAAACATTCTTAATGGAGTTAAAAAACCACCCAGAACCTCAGAAGTAAATCTAGCTACAGCTTTTGAAATTCTTGCCTCATTGCTTACACCAGATATTTCATTTATAAAATTATCAACTAAAGCTAAACCAGCACCAGCCCTAAACTGCGCTCCAGTTAAACCCTGTATAACATCTTTCGCGTTTGGTGGTATTCTGCCGTCTTCTGCCCTTACTATTAAATCAGCAACTAATAAATATGGTGTTAAAGGAAAGTAAGGTCTCATATCTATTGTTTTTCCGTCTTCGGTTTGCATTTCATACCATTTTTCAGAACCAAATCCTCTGCGTTTTGCCTCAATAGTTCCCATCAATAATGATGTTCCTATCATAGCCCTACTAAATACGCCCATATCTCCAGCAGCAACTTTGGCTCTTTCTTTTCCTGAGAGTAAAGATAACGGCCCTAATGGACTATGTTGGTATTGAAACTTCATTGCATTGGTCATAAACCTAGCAAATGGAATTAATCCTGTAGTTAAAAAAGGTATGGAGTTAGATATATCTACAAAGGCTTTGCCAAACTTATTATCTGGTGTTTTTGCATAAGTAAACTCTAAAGCATCATCAACTGCTTTTTCTACATCAGCTTTAGTAATTGCTTTGGTGTCATTATTTTTTACAACATCATCTAAAGATATTCCTTTTTTCTTTAAAGTTTTATCTAAAGAAGCAGCAAACATTCCCCTTCTGTAATAAAATTCTTGCATCCTGTTTATTACGTTTAAACCATCAACTACTTTTTGCGCACCTTTTAATGTTTGGGTATCAGCAGCAGATGCAACCTCAGAAGCATAGTTATTAAACAATCTATCTTTTTCATTAACAAAATATTTAGTAGCAAATTCTGTTGCTTCTTTGGCTTTCTTTTTATTGCTTGTTAAATTTAATATTAAACCAAAAGTTTCTGTCTGATCTACTGGAACTTCATCTGCGCCAAATAACCTACGCATAGGATTAAATGTTCTGTTTAGAATATTATCCATACCTTTACTTAAAGTGTGCATACCCACTCTTCCTACTTGCGCTGTAAAGTTTCTCATGGAAGTGGCTACTTGGCTTACTAAAAGCCCTCGTCTGATGTTATCTAGTTTGTATGCTGTATCGCCAAAAGATTTAATGAGTGAGCTTGCCATCCCTTCTTGCGGTGCAGTTTCAGATATTTGTTGACCAATATCTTTCATTGCTTTTTTTGCCACACTTAATTGAGCCAACCTTCGACCAGCATCAGAAGCACCCAATCTCCAAAGCTGTGCAAATTGAATTTCATTTATATTGTTTCTTTTTAATACATCAGTAAAAGCCTTTCTGTATGTTTCGTTTTTATTTACTAATTGCAAAGCATCAAATAATTGATCTGATATTTTTATATTTGGGTCTCTTGGTATTTGTAATTCATCTAATATTTCAATACCAACATCAATTCCTTTTTGACTAATATCTAAATTAAAATCTGTTTGTAAGTCTTGTTTTACATCTGCAACTTCTTGTCTAACATCTTCTGCTAATTTTCTATCAAATTTTTCTACATCTGGCTTGATGCTTTCCTTTGCTTCTTTAACAGTAGTTGATGTATCAATAACAGACTCAGCTTCCATTTTTTGCAATTCTTGTTGTGTTTGTTTTGCTGCTTTTCTACTACCAATACCGCCAACAGTTCCACCTAAAACTGATCCAGCAGTCGCACCAATCAATGCAGCTTTGCCAGATTGTTTTAAGTCAAAACTTTCTTGTTCGCCAGCCTGGATTCTTGCTGATTGTCTAGCGGCATTATCAGCAGTAGCGTAAATAGAGGCTTCTATTGCACCAACTTTTGCACCCTGTTTTACACCCGCTTTAGTTGCTTGTTTTACACCCTCTTTGATTCCTTGTTTTAATGCTTGCGCACCAGCAGTTGCTGCACCAAATGTTCCGATACCAGCATAAGTAGTTGGGTCAGTTAGTACACCTTTTGCAAATCTACCAAAACCAGCAAGACTAGCTTCTTTTGCATCATACATATCCATCAATGTAACAAAATCTTTTTTTTGCTGATTTGTGGCTTTAGTTAGTTGCGTAGCTTCTAACCCCATCTTTGGAAGGTTGTAATTAAATGAACCCATATAACGCAATCCATAATTTGCGTATTGCTCATCCGAATCTAAATCAGGAGCATCCTCACCTTCATTTAACTTATATACCGATTTAGAAGCATTAATCCATTCTGGATTTTTTACTATGTTTTCTTCCGTCAGTTTTTCTGGTTGCATAGCTGAACCACCAAGCTGACCAGCAAATATATCTCTTGCTTCTTGTTGCGTAGGTGCTCTGTTACTTGTTACCTGTAAAGTTTTACCAGTATTAGGATCGGTAATTTGGTAAACAGACATATCATTCCTGTATTTCTTTAATAATTAAATCTGAGGGTGCTTGATTTGGAGTTATATTAGAAATTAAACCGAGTTGTTCTAAAATACCTTGTGAGCTATCTTTTTTCAAAAAGTTTTCATACACCAATTTTTCATACCTACTAAGTTTATCTACATCCCCATCAAGTTCTTTTAATCTCATTAAAACATCTCTTTCTTCTTTTTTTATTTCCTTGCTTGGGTCAGTTTCTCTTGCACCTGTTTTATATCTTTCTAGTAATAATTGAGGCAAATTTTGTGGCCCCATTGCTTTTGCTAAATCATAAAAAGGAGAATCTGGGTCTAATTTTTTAAGAAACTCATCGAAATTTTTCTTTCTTTCAGCTTCTTTCTTTTTGCCCTCTTTCATTTCGCGTAACTGTATAGTTTTTGATACAAAGTCTTTATCACCGCGTAATGCGCCACCCAAGGCATATAGCATAAGCCCTAATCTTTCGCTATCTCTTTTTGGAGCTACTGGAGCTACTGGTGCTACTGGTGCTACTGAATCTCTTTCTCTACGTTGAGGTAAACCAGCTATATCTATTTCTTGCGGCATCAAAGATGGTGGTCTAGGTGGCCCTTGCTCCTCTCTGAAATTTGTATCTGGTAAAATAGATTCTGTCATATTATCTGCCAATGGCGTATTGTCATTTATAAGCTGGCTTCCTACATAAGTAGTACCAACAACTTTAGGGGCTGTTCTTTTAACATACTGTTTAGCTAAAGCTGTTGTCATATTAGGATCATAAGGAACGACTTTTTGTGTTACAGATGGCCCCATTGTAAAACCATCTCCTTTTGTTAGTTGTGATTTTCTTTGAGCCTCTCTCTTTGCTGCTTGTATCCTAGCCTCTCTTTCACCTAACCTTCTGCGACCTGATTGATATAAACCTTTTATACCTGTACCAATTTTAGGTATATTTTTAAGCAAAGAATAAGCTCTGCCATAAGGATTGAAAGTTAAAGCAGTAAGAGCAACGTCTGTTGCAGCTTTACCATATCTAATGTTACCCTGATCATCTACATATCTGTTTCTTAGATCATAAAAAGGATCATCTGAAAATGCTTGCATAGCAAGTTTTTTAGCTTCTTCTTGCTCTTGCATATCTTTGATTAATTGTGTTATTGGATCAGCCATTATAATGCTCCGTAGTTAACCATGTAGTATCCGTTGTCATTTACAGATACCGCATCAGGATTTATCTTCATTACTTCTTGAGCAAGAACACCTGTAGTTGGTGAATTAATACCAAGTTTTTTAGCAACTTTATTCCAAGTCCAAGAGTAAATGTTGTAACCTTTCTCATTACCAATTAACTCAATGTCATCTTTTAATCTTTCATCAGACATAGCAAACATTGCAGCTAATTGAGCGGCTGTACCCAAGACATCACCAACACCAGTTTTCTTTTGTGATGTTTGTGTAGATTGTGTAGGCATACCAGAAAGACCACCACCCAGAATACCTATTCTTTGTGGGCCATATTCAGTACCACGCAAAAACTCTTGATATGCTGCATCTCTTGCTCTCTGTCCTAACATTTGCTGTTGACCACCAATACCACCTAGCAAACCTAAACCACGATACTGTTCACCGAGCAAGCCTCTTTGTAAGTCTGCTTGAAACATTCTGTTTCTCATTTGTCTTTCAATGTCTGACTCTGCTGCCCTCTGCGCCCTACCAAAGCCCGCCTCACGCAAGCCCGCTGCTGTTCTTGCCATAGCCTCTGCATAAGGTCTTTGTGCCTCAGATTCCAATAAAGCAGATCGAGAACCACCAAATGCACCCGCACCGATTGCCCTAGCTTGCGCACCACCTCTAGCAATATCCGCTTGTCGCTGAATATCTTGCATAGATTGATCTATAACTTGAGAAGTAAATGGGCTTTGATATGCACTGATGTCTGCACCCAACAAAGACGGTGCTTGTTGCTCTGCTAAAGAACTTAACTGACCCATTGGGTCAAGTTCCTGGCTACGTTCAAACATACCTCTAGTTGCACCAAATGCTCTTAATTGATCTGGTGTAAAACCAGCTACCCTAGCTCCTGTGTAGGGTACAAATGGTTGCTCGGCAACACCTTTGGCTTTACCGTATAAGTCCTGATACATCGCCATTTGTGCTGGATCAACTGCGCTTGATGTTATTTGCTTACCTTTACTCATATTTCCTTCCTAATCATATACTCTTGAACAAACCCTATGGGTTTTAATTTTCTAATCCATCCTTTACGACCACCGCCATAAATTCTTTTGCATCCAAAGTGTTTAGCAAACTGTTCAATACTGGGTAGCATTGATTGTAGTTCTTTATAATCTCCGCCACAAAACAATAAGTTAATGGCTTTTAATCGAGGGTATTCGATAATCTCTGTTATCATAGCTGATTTTTCGCCTGTCCATAAGTGAAAAATACCATTTCTTATACCTTCTTCTACATCTTGTAAATTATAGCAGTCTGTGTGTTTTAATGCCTCTTTAATCAAAGGTTTGGCAAATAACCACTTTTCTTTCCATTTGTAACTATAATCTTTATTAGTCGCCTTTTGCATACTCTATAATACTTAAAACCAAATCTATGTTGGCATGATTGACTTGAGCTTTAACAATCTCGCCTTGTTGTAAAATAATACCAGCATTGGTCTGTAATTCGTCAGTAGCGTATGCAGTTATATTATGTTGTTTGTATATAAAAAACTCATTAGAACTGGTATCGGTTATAGATACATCTAAATTGGTTTGCTGGTTGCCATGATCGCAAGCTAAAAACCCTCTAATAATTGCAAAATCAAAATCACCGCCACTAGGTGCTGTGTATATGGTTTGTTGTGTAGTTGCAGAAAACGAATATTTAACATTAATTGCTCTTTGTATATATTGACGCTGTGAGGATAAATCCATTATCTTCTGCCTCTAGTTACTACGTCCAAACGAACATTACCTAATTCAAAATCCTGTGTAGTATCGCCTGTTACTTTCATCTGCACTTGCCTAGCACTGAATCTGGCATCTGTGTATCCATCACTCGAATCAAATGTAAATGAACCAAAATCTGTTTCTGGGCCTAGCGGTGTAAACTTACCAGTAAAACTTAATGTCACACCAGGTAATGTGCTGGCTTCTGAATCGGGTATGATTTGATTGCATTGCACATAACGATCACCGTTAGATATTTCTATCGGCCCTGACTGACAGAAAGGTACAGATGTTCCTAAGTTTGGTGAATTATTTAATGTAGTGCTTTCGTGTTGATATACAAAACCATCGTTATCACACGCAATCGGATAATCAAATACACCTTGATCCACCCAACAACCTCTGTCCATAGCACCTACCGCCCACACATTATCCATGTAATTCCAGATAATATATTTGTCGGGTTTTTGGCTGTCCTCTCCCCAGATCGGAAGAGCACAC